TCAGCATTCTCTGTCGCGGGGTCCTTGGGCATTTGTGAGCTCTGTGGACGCAATATACCGTCGATATCACGCACGTTCAGGGCTGTGTAGACCCGGTAGTATGCCTCGTACATGTTATGCATCTGTGGGGCCGCCTGCGCAAGCTGTAGCTGTGTTTGTGCAAGGGTTATACGCTGTGCTGTAGAGAATATGTTAGGGTCGGCAACAGGAAGCACTGCCACCATGTTGTCAAAGTCTGCTTTTTTAATCTTACGACTGGCACCTGGCACGTCATAAGGGTACTCTTTAGGTAAGTACTCACCAAAGCCCTGTGCAAGCAATTGGAATTCTAGTTTTTGTGCGTAGTGCAAGCGTTTATGGATGGCAGACATCACCATTGAGCCGCGCTCTAGCAATGCAATCGTTGTTCCGACCGCTGCGTTCTGATTACCGTCACCAACTTGCATGTCCGCGATGCTTGCAAGGCGTTTACCAGCGTCTACAGTGAAGCCTAATAACTGGAATAGTGTTTGGCTAGGCTCTTTATAAGGTAATGGAAGTAAGGATGACTGCAATTCAGCGCCACCAGCGTCAATATCACGCCATTCGCCGGGTTGGATAGGTGTATCCGTGTCCGCGATCCGTGCGCCTTTGGCCTTGAACCCTGCTGGTAGGTTAGAGAACGTACCTGCGTCAATCAATTGACGTAATGCAGACGTTGCTGTTTTCGATAAGCTGCCGATTAAGTGAACAAAGCCCAAGCCATACGCACCAAGGCCCTCGATCAACACATAATGCACAAAATAATTGCGACGACGTTTCAATTCGTCGCCTTCTTTCCAGTTACGACGCACGCCAAGCACTTTACCGCTCACTTCGTCAAGCGTTACGACGTATGGAAGCTTAATTCCTGTGATTTCACCGTCTTCGTCGGTGTCTTCGAAGCCTGGAATGTCATAATCCACTTGGAATTCAAGTAAAAAGACTTCTTCGGCTTGGTCAGAAGGGCTTAAACCTGTTTGACGGTCCACGCCTTCTTGAATTTGGTCTTGATTTGGGTCAGAAGACTCCGCTTGGATGTCTAAATCTAAGTATTCACCCGCTACAACGCGTTTTCTAAACTCGTTTGCGTCCATTGGCACGCGGTGCGTGATCCGTGGGCATTGGCTCATGACGCTTGAGCCGGTGTAAGGGATGTATAAGTCGTCAGCAAGCACTAACTTGCTGACCATTCTGTCTAATTGTGCATTAAAATACACTTTTTTGAACACAGAACCACCGTAACCTAGGTAGAAAAGTGCTTGGTCCATCTCTGGCGTGTACTCTTCCATCACTGTGGTCAGTTCGTAGTTCATAAAATCTTGAACACGTGACGCTTGCTGTAGTTTTTCTACTGTTTCCTTGCCCAAAACCTGAGTTCTAACAGGTCCGTCTGCCGGCATTAGCTCCTTCATCGCTTGCGATTGGAACTGGACTACCGCTTCTGTCAACATTGGATGCACTGCACCGGCTGCGCCACGGAATGGCTTGGTGCGTTCTTCGACTTTCAAGCCTAACAGCTCAAGGCCCTTGGCATACACCTGTTCCCAGTCACTACGAGACGCCTTGTCGGCCTCAAATAATGCCAATAAGTCTATTGACATACGGTTTAAATCGTCTTCGTCAATGACTTCTGCTAGGTTGGCGTAGAATTCTACGTCGTTTGCTTCGTCTTCACCTATCTCAACCGTAGCACTGCCGTCGTCTTCCAAGACTATTTCGATTTCGGGCATGCCTTCCTGATCAATCTCAATGGATGTTTCAGGGGCTTGGTTAACTACTTTGTCAATGGGCATAGGATTCTCGTCCGAGTATTTTCCGTAGTGTACTCGGTATTGCAGGGTTTACGCAAGTGTTACTTCTTAGATTTAATAAACTTACCTACTTCGCCTCCGTGAGCGTATTTATTAAAGGCTTTAACGTCTTCTTTCAACATCTCATCTTTCATCTTAGGTGTAATAGAAGAGACAGAAGATTTAAGTTGTTCTTCTGGAAAAAATGAGACACCTTCCCATATTTTATCTCCTGACTTGGACAACACTCCATCGTATCCTTCAGCTACTAAAATATCCCTAATTTTCTTACTGTTTTTTGGATTAGCTGTTCCAAAGCGTTTAGTAAATTCTTCGCTTGATATAGGGTTTTTTATATTGGCATACATGGGATAGGTAGTTCCATTCTTGGCTTTCTCCCCATAGTAGCGGGTTCTAGACGGTATACCTGAAAAGTAAACTCCCTCAGCAAATATTCCAGTGCCTTTCGTAGGCAGTCCTTCTTCCAAACCAGCTCCCCCGTGATACACCTTGGCTAGTTGTCCTTCTGCATCTCTAATCTTACTACTGGCCATTTCTTCAAAAAATTTATCCATTTCTTTTGGACTGGCTTTTACGTACTTAGTGATGTTAGGAATTAAAGGCAGCGCACCTGCAGCGCCCAGTCCTGCACCTAGGTAGTCCTTGTCCTTGAATGCCTGATAGCCTTCTGCAGCAGATTGAATGTCGCCTGACACAGGAATAAACGAATTGATAAACAAGGCCACGTCCTTGGCACTGACGTCCTCGTTCTTCAGTCCTTGCAGGATAGCATCTATGTTTTCTTTAACCCTGCTTTTTTCAGGCTTGTCTGCTTTTACGTCAATAGACTTAAGTGTTCGGACGTTCTCGCTTGTTACATCCCCGCCGTCTTCAAACTTCTTTGTTTTAATAAAGTCCGTTACTTTCTCTTTCAAAGCTCTTACTGTTCTTTTTGGTTCAGCAAAAATATCCTTTTCAGACCCAGGCTCATAGGCCTTGCGCAAAGCCCCCGCTTGTTCCGCTGTATCCACCGAATACATATACGTCCCCTTACTAGGAGCCGTTTGGTTATAGTAGGCAAATTTAAACTTAGGCAAGTCCTTGCTTACGGCCTTTCCAATGTCTGTGTCAAATATATTCTTTCCAACAGGAAGAGTAGACTCAATACGTTTAAGCTCTGGTATTAAACCTCGCTCCGTAAAATCACCACTTAACATATATTTTTTTCTATACGTTGAATAAGCATTTTTTACATTGTCGTATAAAGTACTGTAGTCCTCACTTGTATCTGTCCAGCGTTTATTATTTCCAAGGTCTCTTACGTAGGCCTCAGGAAATTTCTCTGCCTTTAATCGATTATTTCTATTGAACCCTTGATCATCATCTAGTTTATGCTGTAACTCATGCACAAATACATTTTTGTTAGGCAGTCCACTATTTACATTTACCGTCACCTCGTCAGGTGTTGCATTGGTATATACTCCAGCTGCTGGTAGTTTTGGAACTGCATTTATTTTATTTAATACACCTTTTCCCGTGTCAAAATACCTTCCTGAAGGATTGCCATACATATCTGCATACATTGTTTCCACGGCTTCTTTTTCCCCGTAGATCCCTTCCTTACCAGGCCGTACTGTGTCCAGTACATTTTTGGCATATTTCTGTGCTTTAGTTGGCTCAAGAATGGCATCTAACTCCGCTTCTGGTAGATCATAACTAGCCAAAGCTTTAGCATATTGTTCAGGAGAAAGCCCTGACTCTTCTTGACTAACGACTGCACGGGGTGCTTTTGCTTCCCCGCCGTCTTCAAAGTAGGTGGCTGTCTTGGCGCGAATGAAATCCTGGACCTTGGTCAGCGGGCCGGCTTCCGGGGCCTTCTTAGCTTGGCGCATGTCCAAGGTCTTAAAACGTGGAGAATCACGCTGCTCGGTCATGTATGTTGTCTTCTCTGGACGAGTCCTAGACCAGTATGTCAAAAGTAGCTCTGGGTTATTGCCAAACAAGTCCTTGCCTATGTCCGTGTCCAATATGCCTTTTCCTACTGGCAGTCTTTTCTCAATAGCACGGATGTCCCCAAAGAAGCCCTCTTGGGTGAAGTCATTGGAAAGGTCATACTTCTTACGGTACTTTTGATAAGACAAGATAATATCGTCCCTAGTCTTGGACTGTAGCTTTTCATCAATAGGCACCGGTGGTTTTTCCCACTTGGCATTTTCAAACATATACTCTGGCGCCGGATAGCGCAGTTCTTTTTTACCGCGCTTGGCATCCAACAAGTGCTGACGCTCGTGTTCAAAGGTGCCGTACTGAGTCCCGAACTCGGACTTAGGATTAAGGCTTACAACATTAGGCTCTTTATAAGGCTTTGTGACGCCCGCCAACATAGGGTCATTCGTCTTTAGTTCGCCCACGTATTCAACAGGATAAGACTCAAAGTATTTACCCTTTGGGATTTCCTTCTCTAACTGCTTGCGAAGTACTTCCGATTCAACGGCCACATCGTCAAACTTATTCACAGCACCGCCGTCTTCAAAACGCTTGGTGTAACGCACGCCAGCATTGTAGTAGTCCTTGCCGTCCTTTTGTGGAACATACACGCCCTCAGCAGACACGTCACTAGTCGGACTTAACTCCTTACGGATAGCACCCGTAATCACAGGTTGCTTCGTCTCAGGGTCATACACATACTGCACTTCGTAATTGCCTATACGACCACGGCCCACGAAACTCGCGCCAACTTGACTTAACTTCTTGCCGCCAACGTCCACGTCAGCAAATGCCTGAAAACCGTCCACATCCTTACTCACACGGGTGTCGTACTTGCCAGGACCTCTTGCAGAACGGACTTCTTGCACGTCTACAGGGCCAGCTTTGGTACGTGAGTTTTCCAGTAAGAACTGTTCAAGGTCCATGGCCCGCGGGTCTTGGCCCGCTACCGCCTCACCGCCGTCCTCAAACGAGCTTACC